AAGTCAAAATAACGACGTTCACCGTAAGGGATACCAAGCAATAAACGCATTATTCTTTCACCTCTTTAAGTGCATTCATCTGGATATCAATAACGGCTTCGTTATCCACCGTATATTTCTCGCCTACTTGAGTGGTAAAGCAACCAAGGTAAGACGTGCGCTTATCTTCTTGATTAAGCGGATATACCGTGATTTTCGCATCACTGATACCAGCCCAATCAATTTCCGAACCATCCACAGGCATTGCTGCCGTCAATGATAATTCCCAAGTCGCAATGCCTTTGGCAAAACCACGTGCACGTCCTTCAGAGTTCATGGTTTTGACTAATTTACGCCCGGTTTGTTTTGTCACGTTTAAATCGGTGATTTCAATTTCCGTGCCGTCCACTTCAAGCACGGCCGAACCTGCATATTTTTCCATTTACGCCCCCTATAAAATTAAATCAATTCGGTTAGCGACAACGTGTAAGCCATTTACCACATCCGCTGGGATTGCCGTATCTAAACGATTTGGATCTTGTCCATTGCGTACCACAAGCAGTTTATTCTTGTTAGCATCAATATTTTCCAAGATTTCTAAATCTTCTAAGCGATACAACACATCAAGGATTTCCGAACGCACTTTTGGTGGGGTGCGCTTGGATAACTTCGCACGTGGAAAACGCAAGGCAATGCGTTGTTCAATGGCTTTACGCGTATAGTCCAGTGTACGAATTGTGGTTAAGTCTAACCATGCAGGATCATCTACATTCGCCGGTGACTTGGTATAAGTCGTAATTGCACGCATAATTTGCACACGATTATTGACCACTGTAATAGGGGTTAAACCGTGGAATAACGCCTGATTGACTTCGGTTTTTAACGGTGTTTGAGTGGCATCAACAGGAGTTAAACCTTTAATCTCAAGCGTATTTAACGGTTTAGCTGGGTCTTCTTCGCCTGCAATAACCGCCCCATATCCCGCAGCGATTAAGGCATTAGATTCCACTGCACCTTTATACCAACCCACTGTAATGCGATTCGCATTGATCTTTTCGGTATAAGTAGTACCACTTGCCAATGTGCCATTAAAACCTAATACGCCAACACCCGGTTTTTTCTCAACAGGACTTGCGACCGACTCTAAATGTTCGCGCAAGGCTTTCGCATTTTTATCATCCGCAAAAGGGGAGATAATCACGTGATAGTGCTGACCAGCTACAGATGCTAATGCTGCCGCTAAATCGGCATTTTCAGCACCATTTGCAAGAGCAGAAACATTCACCGCCATATCATTTGCGCTTAATGTGGCATTGACACTAATCTCATTGCCAATTTCACCTTTACATTTCGCAGTAAGCGTAACAGTACCTTCATTGACTGTTGCACTGACAGGACAATATTCCCCCGCATTAATCACCGCATTTAAACGGGCGGCAATGTTGGCGGCGGTTTCCGATTTAGCGATTGCCACCGCATAATCTAGACCACCAATGATAACTTTAAGCACCCCAGCATTGCTTGCTGTGCCTGTTAGCGTAATGGTGCCAGTTGCCGCCACACCTGAATCACTCTCTTTTAAACCAATCACCGTTAAACGAATCATGGCATTATTTTGTATAGCAATACGCGCCATTAAATGAGCCCAAGACCCAGCACCAAATGTATTTTTTGCATCTACATCCGAATAAATCGGTGTCGGTGCGCTAAATGCTTTTGTTGCATTTAACATCGGTGCCACAATTAAGACATTTTGCTCATTTGTTGGCAAAGTACTCACTGCATTGCGTGAGTTGTATTCTGTATAAACACCCGGTTTACGAAGACTCGTCGGGATATTATCAAAATCAATATTCGTTTCAGCCATTGTCTTTCTCCTGTTCTTTGCGTGAACGTGTTTCTGTGATTACAATCAAATCGCCATCATTAATACGACGTTGATAATAAATCGACGGCTCTACCTCTACCGGTACTTGTTCAATATAGGTATAAGGCTGATGTTCCATCGGCACCTTAATGCCTATTGCTGCTTTCACTTTCATTTTGTGTCTCCACCTCAAACGGCACTTTGGCACCGCTTATTGGGTCATAAATGTTGTTGCCAATACGTTCTAACATCGGCTCTGGTGGCGATAGCTCACCATGATAATACGTAAACAGATAATCAGGATTTTTGCTATCCTGTGTCATTTCAGGATAACGGCCATCTTCTAACGGGCTCAAATCGTCATAGACTGCGTCATACTCAATCGCATAAGCCGTTATCGCCCCACCTTTAAAAGTGGCATTATTAAAAAGCGTGCGCACCCTTGTCGGTTTCAATGGCTTGACTAATTGCCCCAAGGTTTGCGCATCTAACAAACGGCGTACTGCTGTAATCAACTGATTAACGCCCACCTCTCGTTTATCCGCTCCGCCTTGTCGTGCGGCAATATTGCTACGCAAGCTATTTACTGCCACGATAATGACAAAGTTTGCTGTAGATTGATGTCGCTTCAAATTGGTGCCCATACGTTCGATACGTGCGCCCCCAAAAGTGACTAAACACATCGGCAAACGTGATGTCCCAAGACTTTCATCATCGAGCTCACCGCCATAGCTTTTAACAGTATTGACTAAACGCCCTAAGCCACGCTGTAGGCGTTCTACAAGGGCATTTTCAATTTGAGTGATCACGCGCAAAAATCCTGTTTTTCGGATTAGTAAAAATCACGCCATTATCGTGTTCGTTGGCATCATTATTCTCTGCAGGTGGCAACCCAAGCGAAATCTTACCCACGCTGATATCCTCAAGTTCTTTTAAACTTAATTTATAGCGTGTAATAATTTCTTCTGTAATCGTCACATGAGACATACTCGCTAAACGATAACGCGCCAAATCACAACAAAGTCGCACCAAGTTTTGTGGCACACTCACAAGAGGGAGGGTATAACGTGCAGCCAAATAACCATCAATTTGGCTTGAGCTGTCAGACAATGCGACATCAAGCAAATTGTCATTAACTTGCCCAGTCAAATCGCGGTCGGTCAGTTCAATGGCTTGCACTTCCCCTACACGTAACACAAAATCTTCTGCACTGGCGTAATGCATCACTCATCCTTATTTATCGCAGATGGGAATAAGTTCCAACCATGGGTCTTCAGCAAGCATAATGACTTGCTCACCCGTCAAGTTTTCAACTGGAATTTCCACCGCACTTTCTTTGTTAAAACGATAACCACAGCGACCATAAGAGGCTTGCGGATGAATTGCACGTAACGTCACCGCATAGGCAATAGGGTTAATTACCTCACCGCCTTCTACTAAAACATCAGATGTGTTTTCTGCAGTTTCATCTTGCGTCTCAGCTTTTACTTCATCTTGCTGTTCAGCGTTTGTTTCATCTTGCAGTTCGCTGTCTTGTTGTTCCTTTGCCATTTTTGCTCCTAAAGGGCGATTGCTCGCCCTTATTGATGGTTATTCCGCAATGATTTGTGGAGACACAATCACTTTCAAACGACCTTTTAAGATATTAGTCGTGCCATTAATTAATTCACCTTCGCAGATTTGACGTGCTTTGAATTCAAGTGCAGGTGGCACTAAAATCACATTTGGGCGAATGTTCAATAACTTGCCACCGTCACCTTTTAAGGATTGCATTTTGGCAATGACATCCATAATATTTTCCGCAGTAAGTTCAGTTTTCTCCACGCAGTGCGCTAACTGCCAGAAACCAAAACCAGCTGCACCACGAGCACGCACACCCCATTCGTAAATATCTTCGTTAAATACGGTGTCAGACTTGGATGGATCAAATTTTGTTTCAATTTCTGGTGCAGTGCGTTCTTGCCAAATTAACGGTTTAATCGCATTGGTGGTGTCGAAAAGATAGAATGTTGGTGCACCATCTTTTGTGCCTGTCGTTAAGTTACTTTGCTCTTTACTTGCACCTGTACCATCCACATTTGGGTAAACCGGGTGATCAGTATCAAAGTAATTTTGGCCGTCATAACAAAGCGTGGTTTTACCTGCTTTTAACAAACCAAACACCAAATCATCAGGCAATTCAGCCGCACTTTGTGCTGCCTGTTGCACCATTGGACGGAATAAACCTACTTGGTCATCTTCAATATCGGTACGCGGAATACCCACTGTGCTTTCGTAAAGTTTGTTTTCAATGCTGGTGCCTTGTGCTTGCATTGCTTTACGCTGACGTTTATTTACCCATTCTACCATTTTCGGGAACTGGCCTAAGAAACCATAGGTGTTCACTTTAGTGTTAGAAGATACCTTCATTGCAATTAAGTCCCACTGCGGTTTAATTAAACCTAAACCCGCTACAAAGTCTTTTTTAAACTGGGTTTCAATTGCCTTTAAAACTTCTGATTTTTTAAAGCTCATTATTTTTGCTCCTTATGCTCTGCCATAAATTCCGCTTCAGTCATACCAAGCGCACGTGCTGCCGCTTGTTCAGCCGCACTTAACGCAGCCACTTTCTGCTCTGGGTCGCCTTTTGCTTGTGGCTCACCACTTAATGCGGCCATTGCAGGTGCTTTTTCTAAGTAAGCACTTAATGCCTCAACAGGTAAACTTTCCGCCCATTCTTTTAATGCTGGAGCCAGTTTGCCTTGCGATAATGCTGCTGTGATTAATGCCTCTTTCTTGTCTGCTTCTACAGATGTTTTAAGCGCATTAAAATCAGCCTGCAATGCAACCACCTGATCGACTGGCACAAATTTAGCAGGATCAGGATTGCCCACTTGCGTAGATAACGCCGCTACCGATTGTTCTTTTTCAGCTAATTTTGCGTAAACATCTAACACGTCCACAGGGCTATCGCCTTTAGCTGCCGAAAGTGCGGTCACTTTCTCCGTAATATCAGCTTCACTTGCATCTGCTTTTAAAGCAAACAGTGCGCATAATGCTGCCAATAATTTTTTATCCATTGGATTGTCCTCTTGTAACAAATTCACGCTGGCTGCCACCATTGCTTCCTCCATACCATCTAAAGCAGGAGTATTGGTTAATGCAGCATGAAAGATCTTGCGAACATAGCCGTCTGTGTCGTAAGCAAACACAGCCGAGATATAACGATATTCGCCATTTTTGATATAGTCCGCGGCTTTATCAGTCCAACGCACATCAGCAAAAATCCCTTGTGGGGTAAAATAGAAATATTCCATCCAGCCCGCACTCGGTGCTTCTTTGCCGTTTTTTAGGGAGTGAATAATTTGGTGTTCATAGTCAATAGGAAGGGGATTGCGTTGATTATTTGCCAACGCCACCACATCCGCGCCATTTGTATCTGTTACATACCATGCCTCCACATCGGTTGGTCTGCCGTCTGTGGCGCGAAATTTGCCATAAGGTAAAAGTTGGATACGACCATACTTCGCCTTGTCAATTTCAAAACTACAAGCGGCAACTGTTAATTTCATCTGAAACCATCCTTAAAAACTCAATCTAGGATGGCAGAATATCGAATTGAACGAGATAACAAGAGATGACTGGCTTCAGCGCAACCAAATAATTTGAAATGTTAGACAATGAGGAACAAGCCTCACATTAAAGACGTGAAAGATTGAATGATTGAAAACAACCTAAACCCATTTTAAAACGCTTTAAAACCGTTTTAAATTGTTTTAAAAATTTAAAGATGAAATCTTATACCCTAAAAGTAAAAAATAGCCCTACGTGCGATTTAGGGCAATTTTCTGATTTATTTAATTAAGCGTTGGAAGTAGTCTTGCACATCTTCCAAAATATCAGCCTCATCTTGAGGGGTTAAAGCCAAAAAAGGACGTGCCTGAATCTTTACTTTACGACCTCGTCCAGCTTTACCGCCGAATTGATGAATAGTCGCGTAAGGCTCATTCGTCCCAACCGTTGCCATATCATTGCTGTAGTCAGACGTAATGCTCCCCATCAAGTTTTCGGTATCGACCAACGGTGTACCTTGACGATATTTCAGCCCCAGCCATTTAGGACGCCCCCCAACATCAAAATTTTGCAGCACAGCTGATTCCATTGTGCCAGCAATACTTCGCATTAAAGGCGCACGGTGTGCCGTGGATTGTGCTAATCGTTCAAGCAGTGCGGTAACTTCTTGCGCATTATTGATTTCAATGTCTATCATAATCGTTGATTTTTAAAATTTAAGGGGGTATATTCACCAAAGCCACTAGAAAAGCGATGAATCTCGAAGATCGCGGGCGAAGAGGTGAAATAGACTCGGGACTGTGTGCGGTGGGTTCGAGCCCCGCCTAGTGGCTTATTCTTTAAATGCCTTTTTCCATTGCTTATCACTCACCAATCTGAACGATTGCACAAAAATTTCGTTTTCTCGACTTAAAACTTTCAATACAGCTAACAATTTCTTACCATTTACATCTTTATAAAATTGGTAGCCGAATTCATCTACAATAATTTTATCCGGTGAATTGACAATATCCGGCAAATCCGCATATTCATCAATCCCAAAATCTTGCCCATCACGACTATTAAATTGCTTAATTAAAGTATCATCAGAAAGCCACACTGTGCCAGTTTTGCTTTTCAATAAATCCTGACTTTCCGCACTCAAGACACCTGCTGCAAATTTAAAATTTTTGGTAAGACTATCTCGCACCTGTAACATTTGATCAGCAGTGAGTTTTTTTCCATCTGGGCTGAGCGTTTGTTTCATCTCCGCCACATACTTTGCCAACAATTCAAAATTGTGCTTAAACTCCCCACCTTTCATTTCAACCGTCGCAAACGCATGCGCCAGTTTTTCAGGATAAAGATCCAAATTAGGCTTGTAGTTTAATCTCCCCACATTGTAATCAAAGCCTTTATCCGTCACACGTACCGTGCCATCAGGTAATTTAAAACCTACCGTCTTTTCACGATTACCTTGCTTATCCGCAGGGCGTTCTACTTCCACCAAAAATTCAGAACTATCGTCAGGCTTATCAATCCCACGGCGTTTCAAATCTCTATCGCCTAACGCAATCACCGTACAGCGACAATTAAACCCATTAGGCGGGTAGAATGTCGCCCAAAACTGATCATCATAACGATACACCTTACCGCTCAATGCTAAATGGGCAGGGCGAGTACGCGCATCACCCACGGCGGAATATTGCCAATAAGGGCGATTATCCACGTTATCACGCAAGCGTTGATAACGCGCAGCCGAATAAGCTGACTGCATATTGACACGATAAATCGTATTTAACCGACGCGGCGTGCCAAAATATTCCCCTGTTTTTGGATCTGCCAGTAAATGCCCATCAATACCACGAATAGACGGATCTTTCCCAAAAATCCAGCCTTTACGTTCAAATTCACTCACCAGTTTTTTTTTCCAAGCGTGAAAGCCTTTGCCCTCACGCATAGCGGTTTCTAAAGATTGGTAAATATCCTTTGTCATATCAAGGCTAGTTAAGCGCGCAATCGTCGTGGCTCGTGCCAATGCGCTATCGTGCATTTCTTTTACTAACACCTTGCTGGCAAGCATTTTCTTTTGGCGCAAAAACTCAATGGCTTGTTTGGGTTCTACGCCAATGGCAAACTTAGGTGCGCTCGGCATTGGCAGCTCCTAATAAATCAGCTAAAAATACCGCACTTGCCAAATAAGCTTGATGGCTTTCACTGGTTAAATCAGGATAAAGTGCGATCAGTTTTTCCTGTGCTTCGTCATAGCTTTCACTTGCCATGACTACGCCTACAATTTGTTTCATCATAGGATCAAGCTGTTGATTAAAATCCGCATTTGCCAGTGCATCATCAATCAAACCGTCCAGTTCATCTTGTTCGTCCTTTTTACCATCTTGAGCCGACAACGCAGCAGCACGACAACCGCAAGTACAACCTTTGCCGTGATTCAACATGGCAGAAAGTGCGGTCGTTTTTTCGTCCGTTTTCTCGCCTTGCGGTGTGCTTAAAATCAGTTCGCCTTCTTGTGGCTCAGGAATCCCTAATTTATCCCGCACCCAACTTTCCGAAATCTGCACCCCAATGCCCGTAAGTTTAGGGATGGCATCTGCAAATACCGATAAATCTTCATATTCTTTCGTGTCAAACTCAAAATAAGGGACACGATGTGGCGCAATATTCGGATCAACATTAATTTGCAAATACGGCAAAATGATTTGTTGAGTGATGGTTTGCGCAATTTGTTTTGCATCGCTAACCATCAAATCACGACGCACTTCATTATGCACATTACCTAACGCATTGGTGGAGCTTTTACCATCCGCCCCCGATGTTAAGGTTTGCCCCAAAATCAACCGAGCAATAGATTTCTCGCACCAATCAACCATTTGTAAAAATGGATTATTACCCGATGCTGCACCCGCATTAGCGACGTTATGCAGTTCAATCTGCATCGATTCAGGCATAATGCCTGCCGCGTTATGCCCAATTTCAGCCAACGCACGCAGTAACGTGCGTTTCTCCGCATTAGTGGCACCAGCACCATATTTACCAATGCGAATCGGCATACCATAAAGCTCTAAAAACTCGGCAAAATCACGCACAGAA